CCATACAATAGCCAATGTTATTTGGGTATCCCCAGTAACATCACTAACTATACGATGTCTCTCAGCACGTCTTACTTAAACGCTCTTCACTGAGTTCTTGTTATATATACTTATTTAATTGAATTGAGTCGAATTAGATAATGAAACTTCATCATTTAATTTACGTTTACCCAAATACCTAACTTCTCTCCACAACAAGGACAGTTAAATCTAATAAAAGTTGTGTATTTTGGCTTTGGTATTTGAATACCTTCATGAAAAGAAGTACAATAGCAAATAGCATAAACATAATTTTCTTCATCTATAGGTTCCTGCATTAGATTAACTTTTTTAATATTCATACTTCTCCTTTCAAAAATGGTGGAGATGAGGAGATTCGAACTCCTGTCCTCGCGCAGTCCACTTTGGGTTTAAGGCGAGTCGAACGCCCATCGCATCCCCTCAGAAACGCCATCAACTGACAGCGTTATCAGAAATTCACACTACACATGGCAGAGGAATAAAGAGTAGTAAGTAGCTGTGCCTACCCACTACTCCACACAACGTAGCTCGGGATTACTGTACGTGTAAACACGAGGTTCCTCCGCTACAATAGTTGATTTAACTATTATTCTCCTTCTGCGAGGTCGCAGTTTACTCTGCGACGTTCTGGACGGGATCTGAGGTAGATAAGCTATCTTTATAGAGGCTGTGTTCACACGCGACACCGTCAAGCAACCCCTTCCTCTGTTAACTGAATTTATCTCGTTAGTCAGTTCTAAACTCCGTGCAAGTTTTTAAGGTCGTGCAATGGACCTGGACCTATAGCTGCAAGTTACTTTGCTTCCTTATATACCGTTTTCCACTAAGCCACATACCTATTACAACTCCCAAAGGGTCGAATTACATAGTCGGTGGTAGTTTACTTGCCAAATCCATGTTAACGGTACTGAATTTATCTCGTTGGTCAGTTCCCCGTGTCAGTTTAATGTCGGACAAAGACCGATGGTAGCAGAGACAGGATTCGAACCTGCACAATCTAGGTTATGAGCCTAGCCGACCTACCTTTAGTCGTACTCTGCGTCAATGGAATGGACTATCATATCTCTACCCTACCATTCTTTCGGACCGCCTTGTCGGAAATCTTACGATTGCATCGAATTTACGTTAGCCGATATGATAGTATTGTTATCTTCCCCTCTTTCTATCGCTCCCTGCTTCCCATTGTTATTGCGAAATTATTTAACAGTCGACAAGCGCAGGTATTGGTGTATGGTTTCTTCTCTCAACCACCTGGTTCGTCAGGCGAGGTTCTTGGTGTAGTTTCTGCGCAACCTACCCACCAGTGATTATTGATAACGTGCTCTCGCTTTATAGAGGCTTGCAACTCTCGTGCGGTCTTACCTGTCCACGGCGCGATTACGTTCAATGTTTGAGAGGGAAACTAGAAAGGAAATAAGAAGTTTCCCTCTCTCATTTTCTATATATATTATATCAAGATTTCTTTATTTTGTCAAAATTTCAGAAGTTATTTTTCAGAAAAATTTTTATTTCTCTCTTCACTTTCTATATATATTATATAAGAATTTTCATTTATTTTCAAATTTTATTTGCCTGTTGCCAGCCAAAACTTTTTGTCTAGTAAGTCAACAAAGCGTTTAAAATCTTCTGTAATAGGAAAGTGAACCGCCGCATACTTCGCTCCACTTTTTCGAGAAATTTTTGCACTTAAACTTTCCCTACAAAAAGTAAGATACTCTTCGTAATTCATATCTACGAGATAAGCATACAGATATTGATAGGAAGTATTCAATACTGGCATTTCAATTTCATCGAAATTATTTTGTATTACGCCATAGCCTTCATGCCATGGGAGTTCATCAATGTAAATCGCTCTCATTGCTTACTCCTTAAATAATCCTGTTCCCAAGTTGAAAGATTAATTATTGGAGCTGACTCCAATTTCTCCCAATCAATTGGTTTTAATTCACTAGGAATGGTTTGTGAAACATAGTTGGGATCGATATATTTCTTTACCGTCGAAGGCGCGCGGCCAACTTCACGAGCGACCGCGGAGTAAGTTTTATACTCAAGATAAAGTTCATTCATTTTTATGATTTCATCTTGTGAAACTCTCATTTCTTATCTCCTATAAGCATCAATACTCGCGCAGTTGGCGGCCAAGTCGTATCACTATTCCATTCACACTCATCTTCCCAGCACCAACATTCGAAAGTAACTTCCTTATCGTCATCAACTAGTACTGGAGTTGCCCACGTGGACCACAAATAAGTACAATTATCAGTATAAGGTTCACCATCTTCCAAAATCGTACCACTTGTCCAATTCCAATCTTCAGTTAGTCCTGCTGAAGCATTCTTAATATGATTCTTTTTAATAAGACGAACAGCTTTATGCCAATCAAAGACTTTCATTCGCTTACCTCTATTCATCTCTCCAAGTGCAAAAGCTTGCAATGTATCCATTTGCTTCTCCTTTCATTTTCTATATATATTATAGAAGAAATTTCATTTAAAATCAATTTTTAATTTGATCTATTGTACATTCGTTGACTGATTTGTCCTCTCTAATAGACAAAAGTTTCGGGTGACGGAATCCCCAACCGCCTTGTTGATTTTCGGTAATTTCCATGCAGCCAATTTCAACTACAGTTCCAACATAGTCATGCCAATTTTCTTTCATTTCATCTGTGACTCCGCTTAAGTCACCTACATGGACAAGTTTACCACCATCATACAATCCAAGTTTTAACGAACCAGCCCAACCATTGAACCACCCTTTAGTTACTGGAATGACAGTGGCGCCATTTGCATAGGCGGCGTAAATATTTATGTGATTCTTTTCAAGGTACTCTGAAGCTGTGATTTTCTCATTCGTTGATTCATCAAACCAATACTCCCACGATTCGATTTCCTTGCCATTATAGTTCTTAGTAGGCGGATTACCACCAATAATCACACAATCAGTTGTATCTTGAAGTTCTTTTTTAATTTTGAGTGTACTCTGGTTTGTTCTTTTACCTGGAGAATAAGTAGAATCACCACGAGTAATTACAACACCCTCATACCCATCGGCAAGTAAATTTTGAATAGTATCCCATAATTCTTTACCAGACTGATAATTTGCCCATTCAACATTTTCATCAGCAAATTTTCTACCATAATCATTAACTGCAAGAAAACGATCTATTGCCTTGAAGTTTAATAGAGATTCTCCATTATCAGCTAAACAATCAAAAATATAGTATACGAGCTTTTCTTTTTCTTGTCTTTTGATTGCCTTATCTACAAGACAATTCATAATTGAAGTAGTAGATTTCGCCTGCTCATTGGAAGGCAAATATATCTCTCCAAGAAAACAAGTTCCATTAGGTAATTTTTCAAAAAAAGAATGAAGATGAGGAACCCAATCAATCTTATTTACAAATTCCTTTTTTACGTTGCGGGCGCGAGGTCGTAAAAACATATTACCGTCTTCGTCTTTTAAAAACATGAAGAATGCGCCATCACGTTTCTGCGCACCCCACCAATCGCCACTGAAAATGCGAGCGCGCGCCCACTCTTCCTTCTTCTCTTGGTTCCAGCTTGAAGGAGGAGCAAAATAACGCTCAGCTTCGAGTTCAAAAAAGTTAATTCCATCAATAAATTTTTCCATGTATTTCTCCTTTATGGTAATATATTTTTGTTAACATATCCAAAAAATTTAGTATAATAATCTTTATCCCAAAGTTCTATTCCAGGACCAAAAGAGTGCCAATCTTCAAGCCTTATCTTCTGAACAAAACTAACGGCATCTTTTTCTAATTCTTCTAAGCTTTTATTATTGTTATATATATAATCATAATCAATATCAAAAACTTGATCGTCCGCGTGATTACCATAGGTTCTTTCTACCTCTTCTCTTCTGATTAATAAACTTTTTGCTCCGTACTCTTCTTTCCAGCGTTGTATATCTTTTGGCTCGCGCGCATGGATAAAAATAATGAAATCTTTTGTTGGAATTTTATTATAGTTTGTCCACCAGAGTCTTGCATTTATTAGATTTACTACTGACTGAAAAGGATAATCAGAATATCTTGCGGTTAAATCTTTAAGGTCGCTTAGAAATTTTCTGTCTTTGTCTGTTTTTCCGCCTTGCCACCCTATATATCCAGCTATTGCTTTTATATTTTCGACCATTGAGAAATTATAGATATAACTTGGTTGCTTACTATTTACCTGCGCCGCTTTAACAAACTCATCTTTCCCTACGCCGCCTTGTCCATTGATACATATTATTTTCAATTATTAACCTCCGTAATATTCTCGATTAATTTCTCCAAAAATTTTTTCGTCTAATTTAAGCTCTGCCTGAATGTAGTCCATTAATATATCTACACTAGTTTGAAGATTATTAGTAATTTTGCTTTCGTTAAAGAAATTTATTAAGCGAAGATTCTTACGTTTGAAGTTAAATTTCTTTTTTAATCTCAAGTAATCTATAATATGCGTCTTTAGATATACTTTTTCCCTTGTTAAATCTGCTGCTATAAGAGTTGCATTGAGATATAGTTTATGAGCTTCGTCATTTAAATCAAAGTCATAAACAATAAAGTTTTTGCATCTCTCATGCTCCGCTAGTACGTTCATCATGACTGTGTATACCACTTGGTCATATTCTTTATATCTTTCATTATCCATTTTAAAATTCTCCTTTTTCATTCTTATATATAGTATAACAAAATTTTCTGAAGTTTTCAAATTTAAGAAATAAAAATTTGATTTAATCTTATTTTCATGATATAATCATGCGCGTTATATATATAAAAGGAAGGAATTTATTTTTTCGCTTATGTCGATGGCGCCGGCGCCATAAAATGCAATCATAAAATAAAAATAATTTGCAAAAATAAAAAAATTTTAATATAATATAAATAAGAATAAGAAAGGAGAATCGAATGTACTATACAAGGAATTCTGATTTAAATTATTACGAGACACATGCAGAAGAATCTAATTGTGGGAGTTACGCATTACGACTTAATGAATGGTATGATCCCGAAAAATATCTCGAAGATAAAGTCGGAGATATAGGAGAATGGGTAGCGGAACTTGGTAGAGAAGGCTATGAAAATTTCGAAGCCTCTAATATCTATGCGGAAGAATTAATAGAAGGAATGTTAAAGGAATTTAAAGGAGAACTCGTAATATGCGAAGGAAAAATTCCTACCGATCCGCAAGTTGAATTAATTGCTTTTGGTACATTTTGTTATTGGGACAAAAGATTCAAGCGGGTAGATGTCGATTTCCATTTTAAAGTTTTTCGTGATGGAAAATGGATGGAGAAGTGCGGTACATTAGAAGTCCAAGAAAGCGATGAATTTGAATGGGAGCCATATAATAGTGATATAACTTATTTTTACCATAAGATTAGGAGGGGAAATGATAGATAAAGAATTGAAAAGATGTCCATTTTGTGGAAAGCCTGCATCAACTGCAATTAATTTTTATTCTCTTAATGGTATTAATTTAATGGAAGTAACATTTTCTGTGCGTTGTACTTCTTGTAATATTTCTAAAGGATTTACTAAAGGAGTGGAAGGTGAAGAGTTTTCGACGTGGATCGGTTATATGAATGAGGCTATTGAAAAGTGGAATCAAAGAGCTGATGAAAAAGATTAAAAATAAAACGACCTTATAGGTCGTTTTTTTTATTCTGTTCTATGCCAAATATATACTGCTAAATATGGTGGCATATTCTTATTAGTTCCATCTTCTCCGACAGTAGTAGATGCTGCGGTTTGGCTTCCTGCATAAGTTACGTATAAAGTAGTATTAGCATCAGAGTTTGCACCAACACCCGAACGATTTCCGGCAGCACAATAGTTAGATCCATACTTAGAACCACTAACCGTATGCCTATGATAAGTGTTAGTAGTATGATGGTGACTAACTATAACTGCATCTTTACTACCATCTTCAGTACCTGCCGCAAAAGTTGTGCCTGCACCTAAAAGAAATCTATCCTCAACTTTTACCCATCTGCCACCCCATGCTACATTTGGATCAAAATCTCCATCTGAAGTATGATAGAAACAGCCCACAGGATAAAACAAATCTAACAATCCTGCCTTCGTATTCGCAGCAGACATTGTACGTGCTGTTGTTGCAGTACCTGTAGTAAGTTCTGATGCGGACATTGTTGAATAAGTTGTATCTGTGGCCGCTATAGTAATTTTTTTATTAGTAGTATCGTCTGTTAAAGTTACGTTTGAACCAGCCGCTAGCGTAAGTTCAGAAGTTGAAGTTCCGCTTCCACTACCTCCCGCGGTTAATGTAGAGGTAAATTTGTGTGAAGATAATGCACCAGAAAGTGTATAAGTGGTATTTGTATCATTATCTTTCTGAGTAACATATAAATTTCCACTACTATCTTGTAATACAGCTCGATTATTGCCACTTGTAGTATATCCGAATTTAATTCCTACGTGCGCGGCAGTAGTCGGTACGTTAAAACTAACTGCACCACTAGTTACATTAATTGCTGTATGCGCGCCAGCTGTGGTTTTAACAGAAGTAATTGTACCTGTATTACTTGTCTTTGAATTCCACGTATATTTTTCACCTGTAGTAACCAATGAAACCGCTGTGCCACCACTGGCCGCGGCTAAACTTGAATACGTAGTATCTGTAAATTTTGGACTGCTTCCTACAGAAACCCCATTAATTGTATTAGCTTGTATATTATTAGTAAAACTTGCATTACCATTGGTAACCAAATCACCAATAGTTGCTTCATCAATTGTAACTGAGTCTCCAAAACTAACGGGACCAGTCACCTGGCCACCAGTTAGTTGTAAAGCTCCACTGTCTTTCAGTGTATATGTCGTCCCATTAGGTAATTTAATAGCACTAATATCTGCCATTTAAATCACCTCCTATTAAGCATTACCTTTAGTAACACTGACATCCGTTGTATTCTTAAGAACAGTAACCTTATCATTAGTTCCGACTGTAATCTTCTGAGCTGCCGCAGTACCAGTACCAATACCAGTAACCGCAGTAACCTTATCGTTAGTTCCAACTGTAATCGTAGGCTGAGTAGAAGTTGCAGAACTAATTCCAGTAGCCACACTGATAACCCCAGTTCCAGCTGTTGCGCCCGTTGCAAGAGCGATTGTAGGTTGAGTAGTAACTTTAACACCTGTAAGTGCTGTAGCCGTAGAAGGACTACCAAGTCCAGTTAATGCAGTTGCAGAATCTCCAATTGTTATGTCGGTAACCACCGCTGCTCCAGTACCCGCGGTTGTTGCCGCACCAGTAGCTACAGTTTTTGCAGTTCCAAGTGTTGTATTAGTGGCTGTTAAAGCAGTACCAAGAGTTACCTTTGAAGCACTAACATCACTTCCATTCCCACCACCAATTATAAGTGTTTCTGCAGCATCACCGCTACCCATTGTAAATGTCCAGGTTGATTTATTAGCAGTAACCGATGTATTACCTGTCACATTTGGAATTGTAACCGATGTGTTACCAGTTACATTCGGAACTGTTGTTGTTACTAATTTCTTTGTAGTATCAGCCGAAACAGACTTAACAAATGTATCACTTGTTGCATCTGGATAACCAGTTACTGCGGCTGCAGTACCATTTGCACCAACGGCTGTACCACTAGCTGTAGCTTTAATATTTGTAGTTGATGGAGTAACTGTAATAGTCGGTGTTGAAGAAGTAAAAGTCGTAGCTTCCCCAAGTACCTTATCAGTTGTACCACCGCTGAAACTAACTGTAGAAGTTCCATTTGTAAAAGTTGTACTTTCGCCAAGAACTACATCAGTCTGTTTTGAAAGAGATACGCCAGTAACTACATCAGTTAAATTAAGTTGTGTATCTCCAATTTTTTCCCAAGTTTTAGTTGTGCTACCAACAACTACGTATTCATCATATATGTCTAAAGTTTCTTCACTTGGACTAGATGATGATTTAACTAAATAAAACGCACCGGCTTGTGCTTCCGCTGCTTCTAAAGTACCAGTTACGCTGCCAGCTTTGACTCCTTTAGGAACTGCTGATGCAGTAGCTGTACCAGTTCCATCCCAAGCAACTATAAAAGAAACGCCTCCAGAAATCATTTGGCGCGCGGTACTATCCTTTATATCATAGGTATTACCAGAAGGTAAAGTAATTTTACTAATTTCTGCCATTTTATCTCTCCCTTAATTTCTATTCAAAATTAACGTTTCTTTTTCTAACTTACCAGTTATCTGCTCTTTAGCATCATCAACGTTAATCTTATTATTCCAGAATAATTTTTCAGCTAATGTAGTATGAATTTCTTGGTTATTGATATGATCCATTAATATATTGCGAGTTTGTTCATCTACAAAAGCTAAATCTTGTACATAAGCATTTCCAGTACCAATTTTTATATTTGGTATTAGTGCGGTTTTTGTAACTGTTTCCCCATATTCTTCTACTGTATAAGTTTTGGTTTCATAATCAGTATATACAATTACTTCTCCCGCCATAGGAATAAATCCTTTTGCATTATTCCAATTATCTGTAGTATCTCGTTTTAACTGTATTCTTGTATTAACTGTAGCACTCATAGCCGCCTCCTATATATTTGTGGTACTAGTGCCACAATCAAGTATTAAATCATCTAATTCAATTACTTTATCTTCAATAACGATTCCATTACCAGCAATATATTCGATGCTTCCGCCACCTTCAGAGTTAGTCAAATATGGAATCTCTTTCCAATGGCGCTTACCATCTCCGATTTTTAATTTATACACATCCGTACTCAGCGCCGGTTCACCTACACGTAGGATGGGGTTAAGCTCAATCCATTCTTGTTCTTTGGCACGGCGCAGTTGTATTACGGCTTTTACGTGTTTTTTAATTGTCGCCATATCCGTATACATCTCCTCCGTCGTAGTAAATTATTTCATCGTAGTATATATCTTTTTCTACAGGAGTAATTTCTGATTTAGGTTTAAAGGTATTTTCCGTTTTATTAAAGCTAGTTTTAGAATATATATCTTCTTTTGCGGAAATAAAATTCGTCTCAGTTTTGAGATTATTTTCTATTCTATTTAACTTAATATGAGAATAATTACTACCTAAATTATTAAATTTTATTTTGATATTTCTATCTACATTATTCACCTTCGTCATTTGTAATTACCCCGTCATGAAGTACGCCAAAAATACGTTCTCTAACCGGATCTGATGCAAAAGCCTCATCATCTGTAGTTAACAAACGTATCTGAATAACTGCTATATTCTTCCTCGCCGCAGGGAAAAAACCGAATTTAAGAGTATCTTCTTGGCTTAAATGAACTGTCAATTGACAGGACCCTTGTTCTTCTTCACTTAATTCTTCTACCGAAGCATTTTCATAAAGGTCAAGCAAATTAACAATAGTTACATCTTTTATACTCTTATCAAGAATGACTTCTTCATTTTGTAAATAAGTCACATAAACAGCTTTTATATTCTCTGCTAAAATAGGAAGTATGAAATTATGATATGGTGTTGTTCCACGTATAATCATTATTAGTTACCTCGCTAAAATTCTCTATATAATAAGTAAAGATTATCATTAATAACTTTATCTTTTTAGTACCAAGAAACAATCACGCGATTCCACAATATTTTTACTTCACACATATAACTCGAATCAATCCGCCGCCAACTTCGTAACACTCCGTCAACTTATAATCGTTAAAAATATAAGATGATTCTCCCGTTTCTATAACAAAGAAATGACTAAATTCCTCTTTAATAAAATCAATATTATCAGACTCAACAACAAAGTCAATAATATTCACTGGCTTATTCTTTTCATTATCAACATAGTGATTAAATTCTACTAACTTATATTGTGCGCCAAAAGTTTTCGCTTTCATTTTCTATCCTCCTAACGTAAATTTTTCCTAAAATAAAGAAAAGGCGGATTTCTCCGCCTTTTCCCTCACTAATTCATTTCACTCAATACTTTCTGAATAGCTTCTTTTACTTTCATATCTTTGGTTTCATTCATCATGTCCTGTAATTCTTTCATCATTTCTTGTTTATCCCCATGACGTGAGTAACCACCCGCATAGCTATTCCCTCCAGTCATTGAGTACATTGGCATATCATATCTTGGGTCGTACATATATGAATTTCCATTCATATAACCGCCACCCATATCATACATATTACGAGCATATGAATTTCCGCCTCTGGCATAAGAATTGCCTTGGCCGCCACGTGCGTATGAATTCATTGCTTGACGTGGGTCATAATCAGCGTCTATGTAATATTTCCTCTGACTATAACCTCCATCCATGCCCATGTCCATTTTCTTCATCTGTTCTTTCTCTTCTTTTTCCTCTGTATATTTCTCAATCTTAGCTAAGTTCTTTTCAGTTTCAACTAAATCCTTTAAAATATCAAGAGTCTCATGTGAAAGAGAGCCTTTCTTTGCTATTTCGTCAATTTCTCCGCACAGCATCACACGGAGAGTATCAATAGTTTTCTTTTCCATATATATACCTCCTATGCGATTCTATTGATTACTAAATTAGAGTTAGTAACGTTAATTGCTGGTGCAGGCGTACCTGTTGCATCATCTACAATTCCGCTGACTGCGCGGACGCTAACAGAGAAGCAACAACCTCTCGGTACAGTAATAATTGCAGTTGATGTAACGTTGTTATATTCTTCTACTGCGACCGGTGTGATAATTGCACGAGAAGTAGTTCTAGCTTCTCCATTAACTGCAATTGAAACCGCAATAGGTCCAACTGTTCCACCTTCTGGTACTGCGATATTACCGTTAAAAGTAACCTGATACCTTGCGAAACAATTAGGAGTAGCGCCTTTCAGAATAAAAATTCCAGTTTCGTCTTCATGGACTACATATCCATTCTGACATGGAATAGAAGCGCTGAATACAACTGGCTGATTAAGGTCAACCAGCTGAGTCGCATTTGCTAAATATTCTGCCATAGTAACTACCTCCTAATTAAAATGCACATCCACAACCACAACCACAGTTATTTACGCTGTTGCATCCGCATCCATTAGGGTTTTGAACGATGTAAGCTGGACGTGGAACTGGTGCAAGATACTGCTCCAGAGTTGATGTCTGTAAGTCATTGTTTGCAAGAATAGCAGCCGTCTGCGCGCCTTGTGAAGCAGCAAGATTAGCCATTGTAAGCTGACGTTCAAGGTCTGCAATTCTTTCGTTCTTCGCATCAATTTTGTCGTTGCACATCTGGTCAAGGATTCTTTGGATTCCATTGGACTGGTTTGTAAGAATGTCACGAACGCTTTCGTTTAAAGCAGTTCTATCTGCACAGTTTTCAGTAGCAATTGTGTACTTAAGATCAGCTGAAGCTAATCTGTTCTCGCAGCAACAATCGGAGAATTGAGATTGAAGTGCAAAGTTTTGTTGCATGTTAGCCATTTGACGAGCATTGTTAGCAATTTCAGCCTGTGCAAAACCATTGGAAATCGCGCCATTAACACCGGCGAAACCGTTACATAAGTTTGTAGCTGTGTCTACGAAACCATTAGTAACTGCGCTTTGGATTCCAGTAAGACCGCTCATGATTGCGCTTTGGTCAAAACCTCTTTGTACGTCGGAAACTACATATGGTGCTCCACCGCCGTTTCCGTTGTTGCCCCAACCGTTATTTCCCCAGTTACCATTAAAAGCAAAAAGGAAAAGAACTAAGAGCCACCAAGCGCCGTCTCCGCCCCAGCCATTGCCGAAGCCGCCATTACCTGTTACTGCTGCCACATCAGCAGCACTTAAACCTTCACTTGTTAGAGACATATGTCTACCTCCTTTAAAATAAAATTATAAATAGATAGACACAAGACATTTATATTATTTAATCAACTGACGTAGTTGATTAGCCATCTGAGCAAATTGATTGAACTGATCTTGACTCATACGACCAGAATTGATAAGCTCTTTTACTTGTTGTTCCGGATTTCCAGTAAAGTTAGAGCGAAATTGATTAAATTGATTAATGAAGTTACCCATTTGACTTAATGGGTTATTTTGCTGAGGTTGAAATTCGTTAAATAATGAACTCATTCTTCTTTTCCTCCTTTTGTTCTGGCTTTTGCTTTAATTCGTCCAGAATTTGTTTAAGTTCTTCGTGAGTGACGTACTCACTCTGCGGCCGAGCGTTAGAATTGTTCGATTCAATTCCAACTTCTTTATATTCAAAAGTACGTAATGGTAAAGGCATACCTGAAGCATCAGATGATTTGATGTAGAATACATTTGTTTCACTATCCATTAGTAGGGCTTTCTGTCCTGCTGGCACTGGGACAGAACGCGCGCCCGCTTCACCTTGAACCCAGTTGATTGCGCCCAGTTGTCCTTGCGTGACAATTGGCGTCGTTGTTGTCTGCGCTGGAGCCGCACCGGCGCCGTATCCGTACATTGTATTCGCATAAGTCTGCGGAAAATAGTTATTATATCCTGCCATTTTTTAACCTCTCTTAAAATAGTATATAGGTATTTCGTTACCAGAATCCCATGAATCGTAATAATTTCCGTCTTTGACACAGACAACGTGTTCTCCTGTGCCTACAATATACGTACCGAATGGAAAATCATAGCAAAAGTCTCTAATTGTATAACAATCTGGACACGTATCTGGTATCTGTACCTTTCTAAAACCTTTCGACTTCAAAAATTGTCCCCAAACTCTATTAGCTGATGGCATATCATACATCATAAAACCTTGAGTTAATAAAGAAAGATAAGTTTCTTCCCAAGTTATATTTAATGCTTTTGAAATAGCTCTAATTGTACAATCGCCAACAGAGAGTTTTAAAGGATTCGGATTATAGTAAATATAAGACATTATTATCCTCCTTTTATTAAAGGCTTGAGCCTAGGTGTTTGCCTAGGCTCAAAATAATGTCTTGCGCCCATCGGCTTAAATAGTTCAGCTTTTTTAAAAATAAGTTGAACTTTTTTCTTTCGTAAGTTAAGTAGGATTTTAATTATAGCGATTCAACTTTTTTAAGTCAAGAGGTTAAAAAATTTTTGCAATAAAAAAAGGCTACATAATGTAGCCTTATTTTTTTACCTATTTAATATAATTTGTTCCGTTGGAACTTCTCGCGCAAATCCATCTTTTGTCTTTAATTTTTACCCAATAAGAGCCTTTGACTTTTTTAATGGATAACACTTTAATCTTTGTGCCTTTTTTACACGTTCCTTTTTTCTTGTTATCGGTTCCAGCGCCGGCGCGAACGTTCATGGTTGCTTTAAGCTTATAAGTTTTACCTTTAACAAAAGGTTCAGGTTCTGACTTAAATGGCATACGCTTATCTACAACTTTGGTAAAATCTTTGTCAAGATAAAATGCCTTATTAATTTTAATGTTAGTTACTCCCTTAATGTGAAGTACCCACGCGCCATGATTATTTTTAATCCAACCAGTACCGAATGATACTTTACTTTTATCTTTTGCCCATCCACATGAAATATGTAAATGGTTACCGCTTGCGTTTCCTGCTTTACCTTCTCGGAACAATTTAGTGCCTTTTGCGTATTTTTTACCTCTAGCAAAGCCACTTACAGACATATGTTCTACCATAAAGTAGAGATATCCATAACCTACTGGCATATGAACTTTCTTGGCACTTCTAAACCATAAGCAATGACTCGCTTGACCATATACACGCAAACATACTACGTCACAAGGCGCATAGAACCAGTCTTTGCCAGTGTCGGCGCCCGTGAGGTCTGTAGGATAATCTTTGTAATTGGTGCTTTTATATCCAGTGCCACTACATTTCTTATGCGGCGTAGATGTATTCCAAATAGCAGAGAAACGTAACGTTTTCATTGGAAAAGTTGCGTTCATTTTACTTTTGCTCCTCTACTTTCTCATCATCTTCTGGGTCTTCGTCATCTTCTTCTAAAATTTCTTCTAACTCTTCTAAGCTGACTTCTTCATCGTCATCATCGTAATCGGCGATATTTCCATCATCAGTAGAAGGTACTTCATAATCTAATGCTCTTGGTGAATCTCCAATACCTGAAGTCGTTGGGTCAATTACAATACCTAATCCTACAAGAACGTTCAGAACAATACCAACCCAATTAATAACTTCTGTTTGTGATACAGCCGGTACCTTACCAATAACACCTAATACTTGATAAACTAATGCAACAATTGCACCAATAAGTGTAATAAGTGTAGCCTTATTTCTAATTCTTAATTTCCAATTAATCATATCTTAATTCCCCCTATAATACATTACTGAAGCCTACATACCAATTTGCCTTTTTCTTACGAGCTTTCACGCCGCCGCCAACGTTGCCGTCAATCGTGTAGACGTAACCATTTTTATATTTGACAAAAATGGAAGTATGACCTGTACTTTTTTTCTTTGTGCTTCCTACTTTTTTGAATGCTAAGTTACCTTTCTTTGCCTTCTTCGGGTCTTTAACAATTTTACCTTGTTTCTTTAGTTTCTTATATAGATATTTGGTATTACTAGCGTTTTTACCAAGCGCCTTAACTGGAAGGAGCTTGAGTAAACCACATTTGTCATAGATGTAAAGTGCAAAAATCGTACACCAACCCATTTTGTAGTAGCCATTCTTTTTAATACCATATTTTCCAGCAAAATGTTTGGTAAATTTATTATTGTGAGCTTTATATTTTTTACCTTTATAAGATTTTGCTTTTTTGACAATTTTTTGTCCTCGTGTTAGCTTTTTTGCCATTCTCCTGCCTCCTTATAAATTTAGATATTTAACTATCTTTATTCGCTTTCAATCTCATTTATAAGTCAATTTTGGGAGTAAAAACTCTACTAAATAAAAAAAGATAGGTAAAACCTATCTCTTTCTACTTAGTATACACGATTCTTGTGTAGTCGCCTACACCATACTTTTCAATTAGTGTATACTCGTCTAATACGATTAGTGAATTAATTCCTAATACGACTGATGTCGGTGATTCGTCGTATAGTTCGTCGATGTCACCGTCAACTAGTAAATCCAAGACGTATGTTGAATTTTCGTCGTTGAGTCCATAGAAATTGAATTCGAGTAAACCGTATCTTTTGTTAGAGAAATTAATGTACATTTTTTTCACCTCCGTCATTAATAATATCTTGCCTACGGCACGATAATATTTAGCCAGAAGCTATGGGAATGTACTTTCCTCTTTTGTTAATTATATTATATTGGAATTTTCAGAATAAATCAAATTTTGACTATTTACTATCACTCATTTATACTAATCACCTTGTGCTATATATGTCACGCCAAGCCATGGTGAGTTATTAGCTGCCATTTGTGCGCCTATTACTCTAACCGTTATATCTCCAGTAGGAGCGATGTATAATATAGTTCCTGCACTTCCCATATATCCACTTCCATAGGCTTGTATTAAAGGTCTATCTGACTCTGTATTAATTTTGCCTTGATATAAGTTGCTTCCTGCAGCCGTCGCTGATGTTTTGTGGACTGCAATTCTAAGTTGCCTCATTCTGCCGTAACGTATTATCGCATGGCTATCAAGTACACCCGTCGTGGTTGTTATTGATGTTGTACCTTCTTCTACGTGTGGTATGGAGTAGCCTTCTCCATCTTCAACTGTCTTATCCTTTTTTATCTTGAACAATAAGATATTGCTGTCAATTGATGGGTATGTGTATATCGTTTCATTACCATCAGTAACAACTATCCATACATCGTACGAGTCGTCTGTTGGTAGCGTGATCTCAATTGAGCCAGTACCAGTACCAGTAAGCGTGAATGTCTCTGCTGGTTCTGATGGGAATGATGATTCGGACGACTTCTTGATATAGAGACTTCCAGTAGCCGTGCTTGTTGCGTATGAGTATGTGATTGTTGCCTTATCCGCTTCTCTTGTAGTACCAGATACCGAGAATCGTAACTTTGCAGTACCGCTTATATCACGTGTCCACAAACCGCCTTGCTGACCCGACGGCAGTTTAAAGAAGTCTTCGTCTTTGCGTACTGTGATGCCGTTTGCATTGGTTGCGGGCGCCAACCCAAAATAATACGGATATGTAGTATCACCTGTAGATGTTCTACTAAAATCAGACGGCAACGTAATCGTCGTGCAGTAGCCCATACCAGAGAACATGCCATATATGTTCGTAGCACTAGTAAGCGGGAAGTGTGACACGTCAAGTGATGATAATTTTGCATATACGAACATCTCCCCAAAATTCGTCCCAGCGCTCACATCAAGATTACTTAACCCTATTAATGTATCTAAGCTTTCAAAAAGTCTGCGGAAATCCTTTCCGCCAGACACGTTCCAACCAGAAACATCTATGCTGGTTAGATTCGGGAAGACCCCACTTCCCCAATCGTAATAATTTATAAAATCCACATAACTTGTCTGCTTGGAATACCCCCCACCATAAATTGCATTATAAAAACTTACGTCGCCTGAAAAAACAATACTTTCTACGGTGTTTCTTTCATCTTTCGTTAAAGTTATGTAATCCAGTAAATTCGGCTGAAAGTAATTAAAATCACCAGACCTAAACTGCCCACTGCTCCCACTCGCAGGAGCCAATGTAAGTACGCCGTTTGACAACGTCCATTTGCCCGTGTAATTTGTTCCACTTGTTGCCATTTAATCACCTCACTTCAGATAGAACCCCAAAGACCCATCGGGAGTCTTTCGTACAGAATAGTTATTCATTAATTGCAATGAATCAGTTACATGCAAAATTGGGAACGATGCTGATGTTAGAGCAATATAACCGATACGATCTGTACCGTTCCAGAACTCAATGCTATCATCATCTACGATAACGTGAGTCAAATCAATTTTACCTATTTGTGTACTCTCACCAAAAGTAGCTACTGTAGTATATGTATTATCAATAGTATCTATAACATTAAAATCTAGTGAATCATTATCCAAATTCATTATTGGCAACGAACCATTTCTAATCTGCACATTTTCAGAACTTATAAAAATATTTTTTTCATTACTTCGTCCAATTCGTGTAGAAGCTCCATACTGAGCAATAGAAATTCCACTACTATTAAATAATTCCATTCCAGTTCCATTTAATTGAATATAACTAGAACTATTACTCCAAACTTCGGGGTGTATAGTAATTCCATTACTATCAACCCTCGTAATATATTTTGAAACTTCTTTCTCAGCTGGCGGATCTAATCGAATTGCTCCACTTACTACTCTAGTAGCCATTCAGTTTCCTCCGTTATATTTAAATTATTTATGTAAATTTTTTTAATAAATAAGTTTTAATTATCTAATCTGCGCTTATATAAGTTATATGGAATGGGAACCACGAACCTGCAGCAACTGATGGATAACTATTAGCATGAAGCCTATACCTCGATGCAGTAACTGTACCGTTAGTATTGACCGTAAGCACCCACGTTGCAGTATCAGTGCCTTGACACATCGCTTTTGACACTTGCATCGGTCTGTAGCCTTCGGGAATGGTGAACATTGTCTGCTCGCCCGTGTTGATAGTTTTCGCCGCAGTGTTTTTCATAACGCCTGTAAGCGTGACAAATCTCCCGTACTTTCGCACAGTTATTGCAGATATATCTGTGCTGGCGTATACAGTCCACCCGCTTTCATAACTGGTTATGACCTCCTCGGAATAGTGGGGTATGGAGTAGCCTTGACCGTCAGTTATACTACCAGCCGCTTTTACGCTACCATTCCAAGATATTGTAAAGGCATTAGAACGATTAGTATCTGATGTACCGTTACCAAGTATAAAAGCTGGTGGTCTAACCATTGATTCCGCTTGTTTAATAACTTCATTCCATTCGCCAATGACTGTTTGATTTCTACTCCAAGCAATTGTCCCAGAACCCCCCGCATGAGAGGATTGCCCACTTGCATGGGTACTACGTCCTTCAGCGTGGGAATTATTGCCGCTTGCAATAGTGTTACGCCCTTCGGCATGTGAACATAACCCGCTTGCAGTAGTATCACGTCCTTCAGCATGAGATGCTTCTCCATCTGCTTGGCACCCATCTCCTTCAGCATGAGCATGGTCTTGCCAAGCTATAGTTTCATGCCCCTCTGCATGAGATGAATGCCCTTTTGCTTCCGTATTATACCCTTCTGCATGAGAAGCTGTACCAGTAGCACTAAGATAACAACCAGCCGCAAAAGAATATTGACCTACCGTGAAATATTGTTCTTCGTCTTCTCCACCACCATCTTTTCTATATCCAAAAGTATAATATGAGGCTTCACCAGCAAACTTGTATGTAATAGATATTTTATCATCGTCAGTTAATGTGTCATTAATAGTTACTTGATTTAAGTCGTGGAGCGTATAATTAGTAGTTTCCTCATCGTTTATGGTTACCTTTTCAATTGTAGTAGGTTCTTCACTTAATACGAAAATATTCGGATCTGTCTGTGTGGAATCATAAAAGAAAACATCTAATAATAATTGATTAGTTGGGTTACCAATATGAGAAATAGACAATCCATTAACATCAACCATATCAAAGCTATTTGAGGAAAGTACCATCTTAGTTTCATTATTATATCCAATTCTCGTAGTTTCTCCAAAGCTAGCAATATTTTTATATGTATTATTAACAACATCTATTGTATTAAAATCTAATGAGTCGTTATCCAAATTCATCATTGGTAGTGTCCCTTTTCTAATCTGAACACCACTAGAATTTATCAAAATATTTTGCCCACTAGAGGTATCCTCTGGATGAACTGTAATTCCAGTATCATTAATTTTCGTAATATATTTCGATGGATCAATATATCTAGTCTCAACTGTCGTTCCACCTTGAACTGCACCATCATCAAAGTCATAAGTAACTCTATAATTATGTCCATAGGTGGCTAAATATCTACCCTGATGACTGGCATCGCCTTCAGTACCAGGACTTACATTATCTTGATACCATACAAATTTCGTATAATCAATTCCAGACGTAACTTCCACGCCATTATGATACAAATGCGGAATTAAATAAGTAGTCCCATCCGCTGCACCTGTTGAGTCTTGAGTAATCTGTATATCGTATCCGCTTATGTTAATGGCGGCCGCGCCGTTATATGCACTTGAACCGCTACCAATTGTAAGTGAAGTAGCATTAATAGCTCCACTTATATGAGCTTCATTTGCATATAAATTACCTGCTGAATCGACTCCGAATTTTGAACCTATGACTGCGCGCCAGTTAGTTTTGGGAGTACCACCTGATGGTGTCGGAACAAGAGAGGATATAACACTTCCTAAATTTTCTGAAGAAATGTATACTCCATTGTTAGAACCAACTGTATTAACTCTAATTCCACCCCTAGACAAAACTAATCCATTAGAATTTAACGTAGCTACTGCACTATTATTCTGCGCATCATACAATTTAAGAGCAGGAGAAGTTCCTCCTAAAATTTCTAAGCTCTTTCTTCCTTTATAAGTGCCAGTAGGTATTAAAAAAGTAAGTCCCGTACCTTGTAATGAAGCTAATATATCCGCACCATTACGTAACCAAACTCCATCGGAACGTGTTAATAAATTTCCGCCAGAAGGAGATTGCTTAAATTCACTTACATTTTTCTCTGTAATATAAGAACCCGCTGGAACTGACGCACTATAATCACTAGGAATTGAAAAGAAATGTTGATTAATTCCAGTAGCAATTGAGAGCGCGCCTTGAGCATCTTCAATTGTTTGTTGAGCGATTGAATTGGCAATTGCTGCATTATATAGACTTTCACTAATAGCATTATCTTTATAATAGATATATGTATTTATCGGAGCCTTATCATAAGTATTTTTAATTCTGCCCCAATAATCAGGTTTGGTACTATCATATGTAGGTACATCTTTAACCCACACATTATCTGCCAAAGCCTCTATTTGTGATTGAGTAGTACCGCTAGCTACATTCACATATCTTGTTTCTGTAGTTGTTAAACTTCGTCCATCATCGCCAGATTTACCTTGTTTAGATTTCGTGTACATCTTACTACCATTACTATAAGTAGTAAGTGTCCATAACCATTGTCCTTCGTTCACTGTTGGTACTGATGTATATGTAAAACTATTGTCTGCTGGTTGAGAATCTGTACTACTAACCGCATATTTAATAGATGAAATACTAATAGATGTTCCAGTCGCGCCATGTGCAGCAACAGAATAAGAGGTAGTAGAATTTCCATCAGAATATGTAACTACAGTACGTGTCCATAAATATTGTCCAGTTGTTGTAGACTGAACAGTTGTCTTCCATTCACCCGTTGGTGTTGTAGTTGGGCTAGTAGATACTTGGTATGTTGTAGAAGTACTACTGATACTTACTGACGTACCAGATTTGCCTTGCTTTGCAACTGAATAAGTATAATTACCATCAGAATAAGTAGTTTTTGTCCATAAATAATTGCCTTCTGCTACTGTAGGAATTGATGTTTGCCACGTTCCAGTCGGTGCAGAAGTCGGACTAGTGCCAGATTGATATTCTACTTTAGAAACTGTAATAGAATCACCTGATACCCCTTGCTTTGATTTTGTATATGCTTTACTTCCATTACTATATGTTACTAATGTCCATAACCAAGCTCCTTCTGCAACAGTAGGAACAGATGTGTGCGTAAAACTACTATCAGCAGGCTGTGACTCGGTTGTACTAACTGCATATTTTATTGATGATATGGTAACTGAAGTGCCAGAAGAACCGGTTGAACCAGTAATACAAACAGCCGTGCCTATTACATCTTTATCTGTTGTAGTTCCAGATTTATGGACACGTGTTCTTTGCCATATATAATATCCTTGCGCCCAATCTGGTCTAGTCGTTGACCATCCAGAGTCAGTTGGTGATGGCGCACTAGATGAAGATTGATTACGATTATATTCAACAGTTATGCTTTCTATGTCGTTTGTGTCAGTAATTGTAATTGTTCCATAAGAAACTTGTGCCATTTTAATTTATCTCCTTTTAACTCCTAATTTGTCCATGAATTGTGCCATCTGCGTCGATTGTAGCACAGTTTTGGTAGAGAGATTTAACGTCGTCTGCGGATAGGGCGGTTGCATAAATGCGAAAGTCGGACATATCAGTATTATCACTACAATATGTTGTGCCACTATCCCATCCATTTATATATATCGAAGTACCACTAATTGCTTTATATGTTTTAGCTTGTCCATAAAGTTCACCATCTACATATAATTTACAAACGCTTCCATCACCCGTCATTACATAATGATGCCACACCTTTACACTCGGCGCAGTAATTGTAGTTGTTGTATTTGGTTTATAAATTGGATTATTACTTCCATCACCAGTATTCCAAAGAGTACCTTGATACATACCATTTAATCTAACTCCATCACTGAATCCCCAAAACATTGGAGAATTAGAAGCTCGTTTACCCCACCATGCAAATGAATATGAATTACCAAACCCAGAAGTTGGAAAATTTGATATGTGAATTTTTTGATTAGTTGCCCCTATATGAGTTGATACTTGATATTTTGGAGTATCTGAAGTATAAGTTAGCGCCCCAATTTTTTCTCCATTATTACAATAACCAGAAATATCATATTCAGTTGTAAAATCCATTCCTTCGTTAGTTAAATCTCTTATTTTAATTCCAGCCATACGGTTATTACTATATGTCCAAAAAGTAACATATTTAGCATACCTTAAACGATTATGTCCTCCAGAAACAGTAGATTCTTTATAAGTCCAATTTTGAATATTGGCAAGATTAAATCCACCCCAAGGATAAAAATAAGTTGAGCCTTCTGTAGAGGCACAAACTTTAGTTCCTACAGGCATAGTCGGTCCAGTGTAGGCGCTTAATAAAGTAATTACGTTGTTTGTTTTATCTAAATTTGCTTTTGCAGTTGTGCTACTACCAAATCTCCCCATATTTTGAGTATAAGCACCATCAGGATAAGTATAACCATGACTGTCAGTATAACTAAAAATTGCTGCCCAATTATAATAATGCCCACTGTTAGCATTCCACTGACTTAAATCATTTACATATATTTTCGTATCTCCTGCTTTTAACTGTTGTTTTAAAGTAGTCATGGTATTTAAGTTAAAACCATCGGGACAATTATAATTATTTATAAATTTTCCATCCACATCATAAGGAAACAATGAAGGATAAGTGTTACCAGATGTAGTTGTAGCTTTAATCCAAGTAGAAAATTTATAAGTGTGGGTTGGATATAACTTAATATGTTCTATAGCATGTCCATTTCCAAAACTTGCTTTAATATCAGATTGACCAGATGGAATATCACTAGTAGAAATATTTGTATTATTATCCCAATTTTCAGAGCCAAGTTCTCCAAAACCATTTTTAAGTAAATTACTTGGGCCTAGTCCTCCTCTATTTAACGGATAATGAAGTACAAGTCCTTGTGAAAGTTGCTTAACTTCCATTGGAGAAAGACAATGATCGTAGATACGGACATCGTTTAAATATCCTGTTAATTTTTCAGAACCATTCGATGCCGCGCCAATACCTAAGTGTTGCGAAGAATTTAAAACTGGTACAATTGTGGTAGTAGCCGTTTTATGTAATGTGCCATTCAAATACATTTTCATCGTACCATTATTATAAGTACAAACAATGTGATTCCAAGTATCTAAAGTAAAACTGTCTGCCGTAAAATTATAATTCACATTATTAGTACCGTCAGACACACTAAACATTGGATATCCATTAGAAGTCCTACGTAATAAACCAATTCTAATATTATTCCAGCCAGAGCTAGTACCAATGCATATCATTTGCGAATTACCGGAAGCAACTGGAGAGGGTTCTTTATACCAACAACAAATAGAAAATTCAGAAGTATTAAAATTGCTCCAATTAAAAGAATTTTCTTTTAAATAACCAGAAACATTAAAATAATAGCATCCACCCAACTTCCCTGCTGAATTAAACGTCGCACCATTATTTGTAACTGTCACATCTGACAATCCTTGATTCCTTAAATCTTTCGTCAATGGCAACCACACCTGTAATGCCATATTCTTTCCTCCATTAAATCTATTCTGTATACTGCGGCCGGTCGTCGATGTTCATCCATCAACGACCGCGCGCAGCGTTCATATTTCATTATATCTCCTTAATTAGCAACGGTCACCTTACAATCAATCGTAATTTTTCCGTCAATTAAATCAGCATCTATATATATAAACTGATTATTCGTCTTATTACTACTATCCTGATATGGAATTCCAGTAGTAATAGGCGTATTATTTTCATCTCTAAAAGTCCATTCATACTGTGCAGTCGCGCCTACAGCTGACCACGCACTACCATTATATTTATAAAGTCGTGCAGTACGCAAAGTTTTATCACTATTAGTCGATAGTAGTACATAATAATCCCCATTTGTAGGATTAGATGGATACGATGTCCCTGCTTTAATACCTTGCGGCACCACATCTATTTCCGTATCTCCTCGAATAACTCTTGCATAAACACAACCCTGTCCTTGACTATTCTTTATCTGTGTCCCTACAGTAGAATGAAGAGATACTTGAACTGGATCAGTCTTATCAATAAATGATATATATTGTGTATATGTCTTACTCTTATAAGTAGCCTCAAGTTTAAATGAAGCATACCCATCTACTGCAGCCGCCTTAATCGTAATCATATCACCAGCCGCATTTTTATACACATCACTTGTAGTGGCAGTCGAAGTAATTTCTGTATATCCACTGCTATACTTATACCATTTATAAGTTACGCCAGAAGTCTGCTGCGTAGCTCCATTATATAACAATCCCTTTGCAGTAAGCGTTCCTGTATTATTCTCGAAAATAGTTCCATTTTCAGCAACTACCTGTAAAATAACTGCATCAGTTCCATTCACTGCAGCCGAACTTCTTGTCCAAGTGTAAAGTTTAGTAACTGAAATGGTCGTATCAATTACATTCCCATTACTATCATAATCTTGAGCACTAACAGTAAAAGTTAAACTAACTTGCCCACCAGCTGCTAATGTTGCCGTTGTAGGAATTGTATATTTCACATGACCAGCAGTTGATGTATCTGCTTCAATAGTCGAACCGAAATCTGCTGAACTCAATGGTGGTGCATTTACCGCAGTAGTCTTAACCGTTGTTCCCTGATACCCCTCATAAGGTATATCGATTATAAACTGTGAGGTTGGATGATTTGCTGAAGTACAAGGAATAACATCAGCTTCATTACCTAAAATTACATTTACTGCGCCAAAGCCATTCGAACCATCATCACCCTTATCACCTCGTGCGCCGTCGCATACAACTACAACAGTTTGACTATCAAGCTGTTTTGTATTCGCTCCAGCTTCGTAGAGTACTGCCTTAACTCTATTAGCCGCATTCCATGGACTATTATTAAAATTAATTGTGCGAGCCACAACATCAGTTGTAGTAGCTTCACTTATTGTCGAGTTATCATCTATATAAAATTGAATTCTTCCTGTATAAGCAGTTTTTGTATTTCCAGACTGCCGATAAGCATTAAAAGTTACAGAAGAAGGTGACGGATTCGGATGTACACCATTTGCAACTGGGTCAGTATTAACTACCAATGAAGTCGGTTCAAGCGAATAAATTATTGGTGTTGTACCATCAGCACCAGTTTTAATTTTAACAAGTGAAAATGTTTTAATTATATCTGCTGAACCACTTTTTTTACAAGTAAAAGTAACTGACGCAGTATCATAGCTTGATAATGTCGTATCAGATGTAGAGGTTGAAGTAAAATCAACTTTATAATTATTTGTTGCTGTGTCTAATTCACTCAAACTAGCAGGACTATACGATTTTGTAATTGTCCACTGACTTGTTGCATCTGTTCCGCCTTGATATATAGTTAATGTTGAAACCGCACCAGTATAAGAAGTAACTTTTCCGTTCTTATCAGCTGGCAACATTTGGTCCTCATTAGTCAAAACTGCCGAAATAACAGTATCACCTTTCGCGCCATCTCTCAACTTAGTAATTGTAAATAAATCGTAAGTTGAAGCATCGTTAGTAACTAACTTAATAGTTACACTATCATTTGTAAAAACTTCATCGCTCGGGTCTATCGTTAATGCTGATGACGTAGAGCTACCTGGATAGGTAACCCAGTCATTTCCACTTTTATATTGCCATCCCGCGATCGAAACCCCAGCAACAGTACCAGTCAATGTAATTGTCTTACCTGTTGGCGTCAATGCTCCAGAGGTATTATATTTAAAAATATTTTCTCCAGTAATTTTTGCAGTTTTTGCCGTACTACCTTGTCTAGTTAAAGAAAAATCAATTTCTCCTACAGCTTCTAATGGTACGTCATCAACTGTATAATGTGCTGTTACTACATAAGAAATTATTCCACTCGTACTATTACCAAGCACATTATTATTAACTTTCAAAACTCCAGTATTTCCATCTACAGTAATGACAGATTCGTTGGCGCCAAGTTCCGTTAAATTTCCGGCGCCATCTCGTCTCTTCCAAGTCCATCCAGTTACTGGAATTTGAGTACTTACATTTTTACTTGCATAATAAGCAACTGGAGTAATCTTTAGCGAAGTATCTGGATTAGTCCCACTCCAATCTGGTATATAAACCCTCTCATCTGGATTATATATCTGAGTTCTTGGACTATTCGCAGTAGGATATACACTAAATTCTCCTATATCTGTAATATCAACAATAGTTATAGAACCATAACTTGTTGCCATCTCCTTCTCCTCCTAAAATTCAACAGTACAAGTAAAAATTGCTTTAGATTTTACATCAGCATTAGTTATTGTAATTGTACGTCCTGCCGCTAATCTACTCCAACTTGTATCTATTGTACCATCACTATTCTTCTTTGTCCAATTAAAGCTTGTCACAGTATTTGTTATATCTGTCATACCTTTATATACAGTACAAGTTAATTCTGCATTTATATTATTTCGTAAAAACATATTACCAGCATTTGAGTCGATAACTACTTGAATTGCATCTGCTCCTGGTGGCCCAGGTACACCTTCAGCCTCTATATCTGCAACATTTTGATAATGTCCAGACCCCTGTCCATGTTCGTCTGGAATCTCGAAAGATATTTCAGCTGCGCTAATTTTTAATTTTTTCTCACCAGTCTCTTTATCAGTATAAAAGGCAAGATATTGTTGTAAATCACCAAGATACATATTATCTGTATATATACCTTGAGTACCTATCATATTATTATAAATATTTGTATTTACACTTGTCGCTGGCAATTCTGGTAAAGTTCCTAGAATTCCTCGATAATTGTAAGAAACTTTTACTTCCTTTGTTTCATCGACAGAAGTCTCAAATAAACTAATTGCCCGAGCTGGCAATGCTACTGTGTTATCAGAGCTGTTAATTCCAATTCCGTAATTTGAAGTACCAGCTTTATTACCCATATCCACAAGGGCGCCACCGATTAAATCAGTTGCACTGTCTACTATTGCATCTTGACCTTCTACCATTGCGGCCGCGCCAAGTAAGGTAATATATGTTATGCCTTCAATAGTTTCTTTACTTCCAACTTCATAGACGTGAGTCAATCCATTGTTTAATAAAATCGGTTGTGTATCAATCGGCTCTTGATTTTTGCCTATGTAATTACTAACCTTACACCATTGACCAGCTTTAAATAATATCGGCTTTTCAACACTTAATATTAAGTTATTTCCGTCTACTGCGGCCGAGCGTATAGTTGATGATGGTCTAAATATAAATATACCACCAACCGCTTGAATCTCTGCATATTCAAATACGGCTGTCTTAATTGCTCCTCGCGCAGTAATATTATTAAATACCGCATCACCATCGGCATTAATCATCCAACCAGCGCCAGTTTGATAGTTAGAGGTGCTAATTAACGAATTAACTCCATCAATATTAATGTGCGGCTCTCCAGTACCAACTTGTACTAAACCGCTAAATTCACCAGCTTGCGCATTGATAGTACCAGTTATCGTTAAGTCGCCATCATTATCAGTATTTAAAATAGAATTTCCATTCTTATCGCTAATATTAATTCCATAAATACGTTCGCCAGTTTGTTCATCAAAGCCTAAAGAACCAATTTTAATTCTTTCTGTATTTGTACCATCAATAACTTGGAAATCATTCTCTGACGTAATACTAACTTTACCGCCATCTTCGTAAGAATTTTTAATAAAAAATCCGTCCCAAGTTACCGCAAAGTGTGCCTTATCTAGCACTTCTTGTAAGTTCTGTGCCTTAAAGGTACCACCATCTTTTATACCATATAAACCATATTGGTCATAACGTACATAAGTTTGTAGGTCATAAGTTTCATCTTCTTTAGACTTATAAGCACTAATTCCAGATTTGTCCCAACGGAA